AATTATTATCTTGCTTTCATGGAAATCCGCAGCCTATCAGACGAACAGTTTAACCGACTCATTGAGTCGATGGTTACTCGTTTGAAAGTGGAAATGGGCGCTAAACGGGACAAATGGGTCGATGGTAACGAAGCCATGCGCTACATGCGTATTACTTCCAAAACCACTCTCCAAAAGCTCCGTGACGAGGGAAAGATAAGGTTCAGCCAACCATTGCCAAAACATTTGCTTTACGATCTTGACAGCATTGATGAGTACCTAAACCGCCATGCAAACAAATGACAGACGACGAAAAAAGAGAGGAGTTCAAAGCTAAATTTTCGCTAAACAAAGAGCTTTCAAAAGATGATCCAAATCGTGCATTTTGGGCGAACCGTTCCAAAGACCCGTATCAGGACGAGGTTGATAAGATCAATGACCGTATTAACAAAGCAAAGGCGTTGACTCCCAGCGAGATGAAGGCCATTGAAAACACACTCGCCCAGCAGGACATTCAAAAAAACATTTTCAGAAGCCAGATGATGATGAAGTCGGACGAAGCTCTCCAAAAACAGAAGATACCGAGGAAAGAGCCGGAATTAACGGAGAAAGAGAAATTTATAGCCCGCTTCAAAAACAAAGACAAAGATCATGAGCGATGAGCATGGTGTAGACCCAAGGGTTACAAAACTGTTTAACCAAGGGTACTGGCTTGAAAAAGGCGGTGCGTTCCAAGACCTTATGAAAGAGCAAAAGAATCCGAAATTTCTGGGAACTGATGCCTATAAAGCCTTGGATGCCGGACGTCAACAGGCGCAAAAGGATAATTTCCGCGACAAATTTAAATCAAAGGGGAGGGACAAAGATCACGAGAAGTAGGTTGTAGCGACTTCATGAAATCCCCTGCCTTGGAAGCCATGCTGGCAGCCGTCAGGATTGCTTTCTTGTCTTGCTTCAACACTGTTAACCAGTGCCCCAGATACGCGGCATGATCCGGCTGAGGCCCGTCTGTAATCTCCAATTCTGCACAAATAAACGCTGAGGAAATCTCTGCAACCAATTCTTCAAACGCATAGGCGTCATCCCCAAACCTTTTACCAAGCTGGCGATTGCAACGCTTTTCTGGAGCCGTCCAGTGGGATAATTCATGCAATTTCGTCGAATAGTAAGCTTCCGTTGGGTTCTGGGTTTCAGTACCTGTGAAGGCAAAAGTTGGCGGCATCTGAATGTAATCCTGGGGAGGATTATAAAACGCACGGCTTCCACCATGTTTAACAATCGCACCGGTATTATTGATAAAGTCATCCGCCTTTTGAATGCGAGTCACAAAGTCAGTCTGATCCGGCTTTACCAATTCTTCCGGCTTGTACGATTGGAGCTGGCAGCGGTTGAACACAAACGACATTTTCAGGAATGGGATTTTGGTGATCTCATCGTCCTTTTGACGCTCAATTGTATCGTAATAAACGATTGTCGTGGCCTTTTCCCCTTTACGGACATACTCTTTCTTTTCTGCCCACTGCTTGAAACTCGCCCACTGGTGTGTCGTGTATTCCTTTTCAGCGGCAGCACTCCACAATAACGGAATGTTGATCCCACGGTAATGTTTGCCCGTGGTTTTGTTTTCAGGGATACGGAATGGTGTTTCCATTGCGCCCGTCCATGGTTGCCGCCACGGAGCGACGCCTTGCTCTAATTGTTCAATGATTTTACCTGTTATTTGATCGTATAGATCGGTCAAATGCTGTCTCCTAATGTGGTTTGTGGGTGAAGTTGTTGGTTGTGTTTTGGCTGGTCGCAAATTTCAAGCAACGCTCGAAATGCGTTGAAATCCTTCGCAGAAATATTGTCGTTTTCGTACAAACTGAAAAGTGAATTCTTCGCATTTGAGATAATACTGTCGCTCTCCGATTCAATTAGTCGATTTACAGCTAAGCGGGAACAGAATAGCTTTAGGTCAGCTCCCATTGTCTGGGACATCCATCTTACTCCAGCAAGACGCTGAATTGTGTAGTCTGTCCAATGCTGAAACAATTTCCACGGAGAGGAAAGTGCACTGGTCATCATCCTAAATTCCTTTTCCTTGTCTCTGTTTTTAAATTGTATGGACTGTCTTTTTTTCTGGACAATTCCGCCTTTGGTAATATACAGAAGGCCCCAGCCATCCGGCAATTCAGCTGGTTCGATTAGCCCCTGCGGACAGGCATAGTACCGATAAAGTCCAAGAGCGTCCCCGGATCGATGTGGTTTTTTCTGATCTGCTAGGAAATCTGATCTGCTAATTTTAGCCTCTATCAACACCGAATCGTTATAATAGAATCCAAGCACATCTGGCATCTCACCCTCTCCGCAGCCCCTTTCAACCAATACTGCACGGCACTTATAATTTCTTATGATCCAGTTCGCTGCAATGGTGCATATCGATGAATGAGTATGCTTATCCGAGCTGTATCCTGCTTGCTGGTTAACCAAGTCTTTTATTGTGGATAGGAACAAATCGGTCATATAAATCTCCTCATTATCATGTCATAGGGTGTATCGTAATCGTCGTTTAGGTAGCATTCGTAGAACTCGTCAGCAATTTGCATCGCGTCGGTAATGCCGTGGCTGGCTAGGAACAGGGTTTCATCGCCGGCACGATGCAGAGCATCATGAATTTGCCAATCGAGTGGTATCGAGTACCGATCAGGGCTTTTAAGAGCTGCGCCCCGAAGGCCGGTATCCAGAAGGTGATGGCTCTGAACTTGGCCCATCTTTCCTGTGCATAGGCAGGGGAGGGTGCGAAGGAATTTCAGGAACCCTTCGTCACCCTCTTTTATTTTCTTTTTCTTGGCTGGTTTAGGAAACAGCAAGGAACAATCCCCAGTGGCTTATTGAAATGTAGGCTTTACCGTCCAGTTCGTGGGTCATCGGATCACCAAAAACGGTTTGCCGCGTTCCAGCACAGCATAGTTCAATTCTTTTCCGGCTTCCAGATCACGCTTGATTGCCGCTTTGTCAGCTGCATAGGAAACCTTTTTGTATTCTTCTGGCAGCAGTTCGGCAGGGCAATTTACCACCACACTGACAACGCCTTGCTGAATTCGGGCATTACCAGCAACGGTCTTGATTGGTTTGCCAGCCATGGCGACAAGAGTTTCAATCCCCTGTTTGCGCCAGTCTGCTGAGTTTTGGAATGACTTAGAACGGGCGGTGTATTTGTCGGCAAGTTCTTTTGCCGCGTCTGCGTTGGCCTTGTCATCGTTGTATTTGGTCAGCAGGTAATTACACCACCATTCCAAGCTTTCGTCTATGTCGCCAGCGGCGTCTACATCTTCCTCTAAAAGCTCGCCATATTGTTCGTCAATTTTGCTGTTGTGACTGTGGATTGCTTCCAGTAATTCAACGTATTTCATTTAGATAACTCCATTCCAAAAATTGCAGGATCGGGCAGGGGGATTCCGGCCATTGCTGCAAGTGTTATAGTGCGGTCAATTAATTTTCCGTAGTCGTCAATTGACAATTCTTCCGATGAAATATCACGTTCGATAATGTCACCGAGGCGGGTTGTAAAGCTTTTTGTCCCGAATACTTGCCTTTTGATAATGGTTTTCAATTCAATCAGCTCGTATCCAGTTCCTTCACACATCACTGAAAGGCATTTATGCCAGTACCGGCGTTGTGGTGGGGTTTTGCCTTTTCTTCGGATACATACCTCATAGCGCCCAACTTCCAGACCGACAATCGCCGTAATCGCGTTTGTTTTAATCTGGTCAGATACTATGAGGTATGTTTGCTCCATTAGAACGGCACGGAATCGAAGTCATCGTCCAGATCATTGGCAAAGCCTGATCCGGCTGAGCCGTTTTGTGCCTGAGAATCGGATGTGCCGTTGTCGGATTGATCGCTCGATGATCGACTGTCAAGCAAAGTCAGTTCACCCTTAAATGGCTTCAAAACGACCTCGGTGCTGTATTTTTCCACGCCACTGTTGTCAGTCCACTTGCGTGTTTGCAATTGTCCCTCAATGTACAGTTTTGAGCCTTTTTTGACGTACTTTTCAACGATTCCAACTAGGGTGTCATTGGTTACAGAGATATTGTGCCATTCTGTTTTCGTCTGACGTTCACCGTCCTTTTTCCAAGATTCCGATGTGGCAACCGTAAAGTTTGCAACACGTCCCCCATTGGGGAATGAACGAATTTCTGGGTCTTTACCGACGTTTCCGACGATGATTACTTTGTTTACTGATGACATTATTCATTCTCCAATGTGATTTTTCCTGTGAATATTTCGAATAGCGATTCATTCCAGCTATCCGAAAATTCTCCCACGTATCGCTGATAAGTATCCGGCTGCGGTTTTGTTTCCTTTCGGATCACAACGCCTGATTCCTCCTTAGTAAAGAGAATGATTAAACCCTCGTTATCAATTTTTAGTAACGGGTACTGAGTTTTTCCAGAACGTGTTGTATCGGAGGAATTGATTTTAATAGCCATGATTTTACTCCAATCCAATAGCGCATTTATACAGTTCCAAGATTTCCTCTTGTTCCTGACGTTTCTGACGATCCATTTTGCGCAGCTTCACGATCTGACGCATAATCTTCGTTTCGTATCCAGCTGATTTCGCTTCCGCGTAAACATCCGAGATGTCGTCAGCCAGACCAGCTTTTTCTTCTTCTAATCGTTCAACTCGTTCAATGAGCTGGATTAAACGTTCACCCTGAACGCCGCCCATATTAGTTGGTTGTGTCATTTGTATTCTCCTGTGGTGGTTGTAATTGCGTCACTTTGTCTGTGATAACTTTTTCAAGTTGCTTCCATGTAGCTTCGTCATTAGCGGTTTGGCACTCTTTCTTGATTGATGGGTAGAGTGTACGGAGCTTTGCAACATCTGTTTCATTTGCTACAAGATCAATAATGAAGGATTTGCGTTCAGCAGTAATTGGATCAGGCTTTGGCTCTGGTTTTGATTTTTCAGCCGACTGTCCATCGTCATCGTCCTGAGCAATGTTTAGCATTGCACACAGCGCATAACGACGAGCATAAGTGATTGCCGACCCTTGACCTTGTGGTGTCTGCTTATCCATCATTAGTAGTGTTTTTGATGAGATTGTTTTCCCAGTTGGTGCGTGAGTGATAATGGTGTCCAGATATGCACGCTCATCAAAATTAACAAGCTGCGTAACGTACAGCCCTGATTCCGCTAGTATAGGAGTTACAAGGTTTCTGATTTCAGGAAGCGTTGCGTACATCGCTTTGAAAAATTCGTTTTTAGTATCCTTAATTGGGTTAGTGAGCTTTGATTGAACAGCAAGCATTGCCAGCTCCAGTGATTTTGGATATTCTACTTCGGACATTTAAGCCGCCTTTCTATCTAAGTGGTAAAGTTCCTGATTCGCCATCTCTCTGATGGAAACCAGAACGTGACGGTATTTTGAAGGGTGGTTTAGGTGCATTAGATGACCCATGTTGATTGCCGAGCTGGCATCCAGCAGCAGCTTTTCCAATGCATTCTCCAACGGGCAAACCGTATTGAAGTCCACTGCGATAATTTGATTGTCGTTCATTTTTTTATCCTTTCGCTTGACAAATACCGTTTTACATGGCATGAATAATATTGTCAATACCTTTTTTGGAGAAAATGATGAAAAAAGAAAAAAAGAACGAAACCTTCACAATGAAGCTGACTGCGGTACAATTGAAGAAGCTGCATTCAACTGCTAAAAAGAAAAAAGTAACTGCCAGCGAAGTGATTCGCCAGTGGATTGAGGCTGCTTAATGCGTCGCGCTGCCAAAGCAGATGATAACCAGCCTGTGATTGTCAAAGCCTTCCGGCAATTGGGCTGGACTGTCGCACACACCCATATGATCGGCAAGGGATTTCCTGATACGGTCGTAAGTATGCAGCTCCCGAGCGGATTCAAATTTACTGCAGTAATTGAAATTAAAGACGGTGCCAAACCAAAGAGCAGCCAGGCGCTCACGCCGGATGAAGTTGTTTGGCGTGACCTATGGCAGGGAGAGTACAAGATTATCAACTCAGTTGATGCCGTTGCAGAATACCACGACTGGGTTATGCGGGAGTTTGGCTGATGCCCGGAATTAACCGACAGAACGTAGTTTACAAGTTTGAGGATATTCCCGTTGGCGGTCATCAAGACTACCCAATCGAAAAGCGCAGCAGCGTTCAGGTTTGCCTAGACCAGTATAAAAATAAATACGGTGGCTATTTTCAGACAAAGACAATTAGTCAACACGGCGTCGCTTTCGTCCGTGTTTACAAGCATAGAGATTAATATGGAATATAATAAACCAAAAAAAGATCGCAGCCGAAAAAAGCAACCATTCCCGAAAATATACGCGAATCGTCAAGAGGATTATGAATTGTTTGAAAGCGAAGAAGATCAATTAAATGCGTTATTAGTAGATATCCAAAGTAGCATAAAGCTTGATAGAAATTATTAAAATGGAAGATCGTCCCCCTCTTCTGAAACTGTACCTATCACGTCTTCACTATTTACTGAATTTAGCAATTCTTCAAATGTTTCATCAACGTTATAATACGTATCACTAGCAACTCGATGAAACTTTGACAATAAACTCCAGTGTTCATCATTAACATAGCAATAATAACGGTGAACGACATCGCCCTTGGAATTGAAAACAGCTATATGGTAGTTCTCACCATCATTAATGTCGCCTTCGTAATAAGAAATAGTTACAGCAATACCGCTATCAAGTATTAGTTTGAATTGATAATCTCCGCTTGCTTTATTCCATATAACTTGTTTGTTTTCTGTTTTTATAATTAGAAGAGCTACAAGTTGCTTAAGTTTTTCATTCATGATCAGGTGATTTAAGTTTAATTTCTACTGCCAATAGAAGTGTAGACAACTGTTCCAAATTAGTAAGTATTTGTCCTTTATCAATTTTGTGCTTTTCGTTAAGAAAATGCCTTTGAAAATTATCAAGATCAATATTAAATGTGGCAAAGATTTCATTGAAATTCTTTTTGATAAATAATCTGTGATATCTTTCCTGATTTTTAAGACTACTAAGTATAATCTTCAAATCTTTCATTCTAAGAATGCAAATCTCAATTTTATTGTCTCTTAAATATCCTTGAATTTCGTCAACAATTGCAGCTTTTCGTGACAGGTCTGATATCATCAGAACAGTATTATTTAATGCTATGCTATCAATTACCTGCGTTTTGGTTTGATCAGCAACCTCTTTTACAGATGCAATCTGAAAGTATGCGATAATTAAACCGAGTATTTGAGTAACGAACCCGCCGATACCCAAAACATTGATATATGTTTTTTCTGAACTATCCAAAAAAAGGCTCATAAACCAAATTACAATGGCTGAGCTCAGTGCATAGACAATTACACTATTTCTAAATGAAGTTCTTGCGTTTATTTCAGAGAATAGGCGCATTATAGGGTATTGGTTCTTGATTTCGGTTTTAATAAACGAATGGCTCGTCTTGTTGGCAAGATGTAAATTTGCAACTCAATATCCAAAAAATCTCTTGACTTTGATCTATCTCAACTGCATTCTATTTCGTGGCGGTGGTTATACCCTCGCTTGATGTTCCAACAGGTCAAGGCCGCCAGCCATTTAAACTGTTGGATGACTGTTGGAGGTCACGTGAATGTCTTTCGAGAAATTTTACTCGCTTTACCCGCGCCGCATAAACAAATTGCAGGCTTCAAAATCCTATCTCAAAGCTTTGAAGCTAGGGGTAACCGATGAACAGCTTATCAACGGTGTTATCGAATATCAGCATTGGTGTGACCGCAACGGTACAGCCCGCGAATATATCTGCCACCCTGCAACATGGCTTAATCAAGGCCGGTGGGAAAATGACTACCGAGCTGATGATAGCAGCAAGTCAGCCACGGGAAACAGCAATCAGCCTAGACAGAGCGGAATCCGCAATGCAATGGCTTCGGCAATTAAAGTCATCCAGAAAGTTCGTAGCGAAACACGGCTGGAAGTCGGATATGACGGGGATGGAAACAACCTACCATTCTAGCTACACTTTACCGGAAGGAATGACCCGCGACAGTGTTGTGCGTGGCTTGATTGAGTTGATAAAGCCCTGTTCTACCACGGTCACCAAGTATTTTGTGACATTGCAGGCATTCAAGCCATTTTTCGAGGCCGATCCAAAGAACCCAGATACTGACCGAAATGATATGGTCTATGAAATGCTGTATCGCGACATCAAGGATATGCCAGAAGTGGCCGTGGTATTGACGTTGGATGATTTACGAAAGGGGCCGGGTAAGTGGTTTCCGCTTGATGAAATACTGCCAGCGGTATCCGAATACCGAGATATTATTTACAACGCACTAGACTTTTTTCAAGGAGAAAAATAATGCACGACCCAAGCTGTGTAGCACACGAAATCAAATATCCATGGACTAGTAAATGTAGCATTAGTGGTAGAAAACGTAGAGAAAGCTTCATATCTATATGGCATAATGATCCTATGGATTTTAAAGGAAAGATCTGGGGACGCGATGATGATAGTTGTGGTTGGTTTTCTCCTCTTTATACCAAAGAAGAAAATGATAAAGTTATTAAATTATCAAAATCTCAATACCGAGAATTATTTGCAAAACAGTACCACACCCGTGATAATGAATCGTTCGCATTTATTTGTTATGATCAAGACGCATACGGTGCTGTTTATTGGTCATGGAGAGCTTTGCAGGCGATGAACAAAAAAGGTTATCAGTATGGTAGAGAATTGAACCCGAAAGAGCTAAATAATATATATTCTCTGGCTAATAATCCTGTTGATAATGTTCGTAGTTCATATAATTCAATCAAAGATGAAGAAACTTTCCTGTCATTCTTCTTTATCGTTTGGAGAGCTGTAAGACGATACAATCGTCCATGGTACAAACATCCTCGCTGGCATATTCATCACTGGTCATTTCAGATTCACCCTTTACAAGCATTAAAAAGACGTTTCTGGGATAAGTGTTGTAAATGCGGAAAGCGTGGGTTTAAATCACCTGACTACGCAATGGGTGATTGGTCAGGCACCAAAATATGGCACTCAAGCTGTGATAATATTAGCACGGGAGCTAAATAATGAACTTAGAAATACAACAGGCCAATTTCCGGAATAATCTTGCTAAGATGAGAAAGGAAAGAGGCTGGAGCTTGCAAACTGTTGCCAATTATATCGGTGGTTCAAAAGTCAATATTTGGGAGATTGAAAAGGGTAGAAACCTTAATCCAAGCTTATCAACGGCCATCCTTATAGCTGATATGTTTTCGGTTTCATTAAATTTTATGTTGACTGGTAAGGAATAGCTTACTACAATAAAAGAAAGCCCCATCGTTGCTAGCAGCATCCGACAGGGCGACTAACTGGAAGTTTCGAGGCAACAGTTAGGTGATAGAGGTACTATAGTGCCGTTCACCTATTTTGTCAACGTCCATTTAGTTTGATTTGTTGCTCCCTGTTGTCGGTTCCAGTTTTTAAAACCGTCTGTACCGTGGGTGTCTTTACCCGGAGGCCGAGAGAACTAAGCACCTCAGAGCTGATGAAAGGATTTCCGCACCACCCGATGACCCGCTTAGGTTTAGGGTATATCCAGACCGCTAATTGATATTACCGGCCAACGCACAGATCAGATATCGAACAGTTGGATCAAGCGGATTGAGGCACCGATTTTGGTTTTCAAAGCCAAATAAACGTCTAGTCTGGGTAAACACGGTTTGAACATAGCCCCGAAAGGGAACCGTCTAGTGTCTTGTGGTATCAAGATAATAGCGGAAAGCGGACTATTAATTGAATACAGGGGGCCACACTGAAACAGGATTTCTACAACACAGACAAATGGCTCAGACTGCGATACAGAGCACTCAGGATATACGGCAACCGCTGTATGTGCTGCGGAAAGTTCGGTGAGATGCACGTCGATCACATAAAGCCCAGGTCGAACTATCCACGCTTGGCATTAAAACTGACAAACCTTCAAATTCTCTGCAAAGCCTGTAATCTGGGTAAATCTAACCTGTACAAAGACGATTGGCGACCGAGGGACTGGAAGACAATGATCCGCGTATTTTTAAACATTAAAGCGTGAGCCTGTTGAAACTATGAGAGCAAAGCCAGCTTCAAAAATGCAAGAATATCAAATGCCATTGTGGCTAGCCTAATCCTAAATTTAGAGTGCTTATTATTTTCCATCGTTTCTCAGTTTAGAATACTAATATAGGATTTAAAAACCAATGCTAAAACCCAAAAGTGACGAACGGTAGGTAATTATCTTGACCAACTACACCCTTAAACCAGAAGAAATAGAGCCATTTATGACATTACCCAAATCAACTGAGCAATCACAATCGCCACAAACAGAGCAATGCCCACCCAAAGAATCCAGCTTGAACGCGGAGCTTCAACAGCATCGGGAACAGTGGAGTAAGTGCTGGTCAATTCATTCTCGATTGGTTGATAAGGTTTTTCGATTGGAACGTCAGGAACGGTGGACGAACTTGGTTTTGCTGGCGGTATCGGTAATGCTTCTGGTTTCGCTTGGTATGCTTTGGCAGGAGCTTGGATGGATTTAGCCTTAATTGGCTCAACAGGGTTAGGTATTTCAACTTTTGGGGCGGGTGTAGCCTTCACAGGTTCAACGGCAACTATTGGGGCAGATTTAGCCACTGGAACTGTAATTATTCGCTCAGGCAGGCCACTAGACGTTTTGATGGGAGTGAGTGCGTTGTTCAAGCGAGCTTCCATCGCTGACCGATCTACATTTTCTTTTACTGGCACGACTGGCTGGGTCTTGCCAACTTTATCAAGACGCTCTTGCATCTCCCTTATTTTCTGATCCATATCGTTGAGGGTTAGAAAAACAATGTAGGAATTTGCCAAGAAAAAAGCAAAACGGGCTTGACCATATCATTTGAGGGTGGTATAAATAATCTCCATCTATTCAGAATACCCAGCGCTTACCGGCCAGCGTAATGACCGGAACCTTTCTTGCGATGGGATGTATTTAATGAACCGTGAGGCTAGCGGGTTACATCTCATCGCTGGACAGGGATGCAAGCATGACGACACCTAGCAGTGCACAGGGTTTGAGGTAAGCGCGTCTGAAAGCTCCGAGTTCTCAGCGGAGGCCACTGCCTCTGTCCAGCCCTTTCGGTTCCAACTAATAACCTTTCACTTGGCGGTGAGTAACAAGTAATAGCGACAATGCCAGAAGAGATTGCTTCCGATAAGAATTTTGGCAGCTCCTATGGTCAAAGAGCAGTTGGGTAATCATATTTTCTCCTAATTGTCGCTGCTCACTAATTTGTAGCCGGATAAATTTTTAAATTGCCAGCTAATTAACCCCCTATCGAAATGAAGACTTATTTACTACCATTCTATTTGTTCTGTGCATTTATGGCTGCAATGTTTTCCTGCTCTGAAAAGAAGGAAGTCGATAAAGAATTGGTAATAACCGGCAGGGGAAAAATAGAAAGCCTTTCGTTTATTAATAGTTCTCCAATCTCATTTGATCGTGGGTTAGGATTAATAGTTTTGGATGAAAATGGGACAAGGTATCGAATGACGCTTAATAAAGCTAGTGTTAAGGCAACTGGTACGACTTACTTCGAAAGCATAGATTTTATAGGCCCAAAGACCCGCTTAGCCTCTCAGGAGCAATATTTGGTTGACCTTACGGGTCTAACCACGCCCAATTCACTAGTTATTTCAATGTATCCTGAAATGGAAGTAAACAGCACTACTAAATTTAAGCTGGATTTTACGACAGAAACAGAATTTGGAGTTAGTGTCGAAGATGAAGCCGCTCTAAAATCCTACAGGGAAAATGTTCAAACAAAATTCAAAGCGCTGGTAAATGACGTTTTGGAAAATAATTGGGCGAAAGACATAAATGGAGCAGAGGACGGCGATCAACATCAAAGGGTAACTGTTTCGGTAAATCCTTATTAACACTAGCTGTTCATTTATCGTTAATTAACTGTATCTACGGAGATTATCACACCGCAGAACCTCTATCTGGCCGACAATCTGCTCATGAAGGCGATAAAGAAATGGCTTAGTCATTGCGTCCTGACAGCTATCAATATAAGCCTCCAACCCCTGTAAATCCTGTTTTAGCTTGGCTATCCGGCGTTCATTCATTTCACGGGTGAGAGCGTAAGAGCTGTAATACATGATTCGTCCTTTCGGGGAGTATTTGAAAATAATAACACCAAACCATTAAAAAGGTATTGACATGAATATCCTTTGTGGATAGGATATATTATCAACAAAGGAGAGGTAAATGACTGATTATAAATTGCCAGAAGATAAGCAGAAGATCGACGTATGGATACATAACTGGCAGTATGAATTGGAGCAGATGGATTATGACGGAATTATACGCCGTAAATTACAAACGCCATCCGTTCCTGTGTCTATCGCTGATGCACTGGCAGAGGCTCTAGAATTATCCAAGCAGCACGATAATTCCAATTTCTTCGGCCAATATTCTGATAGGAATGAACGGAAATCATATAAAGGCGTTACAACCGCTCGCAAGAAAGCACTCGCCAATTACAACAAGTTCAAACAGGGGGAAACGAAATGAATTTAACAAAGGAACGGCTAGAATCGGCTTTATCGGACATTGTAAATATGCCTGCCGAAATGGGTCAAGAGGCTTTGAAGCGTGCAGCAGTGTTCTTTAATACGCACCAAGCCACGTTAAAAGCTGTCCTACAAACCTTGATAGCCGCTAAGACAGCACCCGAATCATTAGAGGGAGTTGAAGCGGCTATTGAAAGAATGAATGCCAGCATAGAAAAAAGATTAGTGAAGCCCTTTCTTGCGGTCAATAATTCAAGATGCCAAATATGTTGCCGTTGCGGTAAGCCGATGAGCACAATTGGAAATCAATTTACCTGCGATAAGTGTCACGGATTAGAGTACATCCTCAAACCAACCCCACCGGAGATAAAAGAATGACCACAGATTATAAAATTGAATTACAAACGCTAGTTGATGCACTTATTGAAAGCGATGCAGCTCGTGAAATAGATGCTGGATGTGACGGTTTTGGCCCAGTTGCAAATGCCCTTATCGCTTTGGGTAAAACATACGAAGAAGCAAATCTTCTTGTATGGGGAGATGATGCTGATGAAGTTTTGGACATGGATAGCATGGAGCAAGACGAATGACCGATCAATCAAAACCCACCACTGATAATAATTGGTGGATAGTAAACCCATTTCATTGGGGAACCTGCGGCATAATCTATATGACACACAACAACGATCCTAAATCAAAGGGAAAAATGAACGGAAAACCCTTTGTTAAAATCATTGATGATGGCCTATCTTTTGAATTAGCAACAGAGATTTGTAAAAAGCACAACATTGATCTGATTCCAGCAGCACCCACAGGCGATAAAGCTGCGGCTTTGAAAGCGATGCCGGGCATATATCACCCAGATGCTAAGCAAATCGGTAATATGAAAGAGGTTCACAGTTGGGCCTTTGAATATCGCCAGACTTTGGTAGCCGCCTTACAGGAGAACACAGCACCAGACGATCTGGTCAAGGCGTTGGAAACAATGATTGACGGGTATGGCTATTGTTCCTACATAAGTGACGAGGAAAAGCAGGAAGACCCAGACATTATTTTTGCAACCAAAATACTGAAAGCATACAAATTAAGGACAAAGGGAGGTGTTTAATAACGACAAAGGCCACCCCGAAGGTTGGCCTGTCTAATGCCGCAAGGATGGGAGTCGAACCCACGCACCCCGGTGCAAAGTTTTCTGCTTTATAGATTTTCCAAATATGCTTTTTGCCACTCCGAGCGGGTTTGTGAGGCGGCCCCGGCACTTAACGACCAGTCATAGGCCGGAACTAATCCGAAAATGACACCTACAACAATGAAAACGCCTATCTTTACTACTAATTCCTTCATGTCTGATAATTTAAGGTTAGAAATTACTACAAAACCGATTACTTCAACAAGGATGTTCTTAAAGATATCTTTCCAATCTATTTGAACAAGCGTACTAACTGTGGCACACGAATCTTAAATATCTTTGTGTGTACTGGGTGGAAACTCCCGCTATTTGAAATAAGTTCATAGATTATTGGAAGTAAATACAAATACTTATTTAGCGGTATTTTTCCACTCAGTCCAATAGTAAATGAATTGCAGAGTTGCACGGGATTTTGACTTAAAGAACTGATAATCCTCACGACGATCGCAATACCAGTCAAAGAAACCATCATCCGAAGTTTCCGGCATAATCTGGGTGAAGCTCTTTCCTTCTTCTGCGGTCTTGACTTTACCATCTTTGCCCCACCGTAAATTGGCAGCAGAAGCAAAGGTGTATTGATATCCGGTAAGATTAGCCAGTAGTAAAACGTATTCTTTGGTACTCAGTTTTTGATCTTTAAGGTCAGGAAATGATTGCGCCATGATTTGAGGATTAGTTTATATCGTTTCGATAAAATTAAGCATTTGACCATTAGAAGCAAAGCGGCTACAATTAACCAATCGGAGCAAGGCTCCAACCGTTTAACCCAAGGGGCGCAACGTGGCTAAGGCAGGACGCCCGACACTATTCAAAGATGAATATGCCGAACAGGCTCGTAAACTTTGTTTGCTCGGACTGACTGACATTGAACTAGCTGATTTCTTTGGAGTAAATCCTGATACGATCTATGAATGGCGGAAAGTTTATCCAATATTTTCCGAGGCCACTCGCGCAGGGAAACTCAAAGCTGATGCCGAAGTAGCTGATAAGCTTCACCAAAGGGCTGTTGGTGCCGAATGGATAGAAGACCAAGCATTCAAGATCAAGACGGTCAAGTATGCTGAAAACGGTCGCAAGATCGAGGAGTGGGAAGAAGTTCAGGTAGTTCAGGTACGCAAAGCAGCTCCACCGGATACCCCAGCAATCTCATTGTGGCTTCGTAACCGTCAACCCGCAAAGTGGCGTGATAAGCCAGATGCCGCAGACGATCAGGCCGAGATTGCGCCGGTAAGAGTTGTTGTGAATGTGGTGGACGCCACCAAACATGCCGACGCTTAATCTTCCGCAGGCTAAGTTTCTTGCCCTTCCTCATAAGTTCAGGCTGTTTGTTGCTGGCTTTGGTTCGGGTAAGACATGGGTGGGAGGGTCAGGGCTTTGTGAACACGCATGGGAGTTTCCAAAGGTCAATTCCGGCTACTTCGCGCCAACATACCCGCAAATCAAAGACATTTTCTTTCCTACAATTGATGAAGTTGCCTTTGATTGGGGACTGAAAACCAAAGTCAAGATTTCTGACAAGGAAGTTGAGCTGTATTCCGGCCGCATATATCGGGGAACGATTATCTGCAGGACAATGGACAACCCCAGCAATATCGTGGGTTTCAAGATTGGTAAGGCGTTGGTTGATGAGATCGACGTGATGAAGACCGAGAAGGCGCGGCAGGCATGGCGAAAGATCATTGCCCGTATGCGTTATAACGTGCCTGGGCTTAAAAACCAGATCGACGTTACCACGACACCCGAAGGCTTCAAGTTTGTTTACGAGCAGTTTGTCAAGCAGATCAGAGATAATCCTGCCTTGGGTGAGATGTATGGGCATATTCAGGCCAGCACATACGAGAACGAGCTGAACCTTCCAGCCGATTACATTCCTTCTTTATTGGCCTCTTATCCTCCGCAATTGATCAGCGCCTATCTCCGTGGGCAGTTCGTCAACCTTACAAGTGGTAGTGTTTACGCGGATTTTGACCGGGCTTTGAACCACAGCAACGCGACGATGAACGAACATGAGCCGCTGCATATCGGTATGGATTTCAACGTCATGAATATGGCGGCAGTTATCAATGTAATCCGTGATGACCTGCCAATCTCTGTAAATGAGCTGACGAGCGTAAGAGACACCCCAACAATGGCGGCTATGCTAAAAGACCGCTATCCAAATAGAACAATAACCATTTATCCCGATGCCAGCGGCCAGAGCCGTAAGTCAGTCAATGCCAGTGAAAGCGACCTTTCAATCCTCCGGCAGAATGGCTTTACCGTTCGAGTGGACACAACCAACCCCGCGGTAAAAGATCGTATCCTATCCGTAAACGGGATGATCCTGAACGCAGAAGGACAAAGACGCTGGAAGATCAACATCAACAACTGCCCAAGATTGACTGAGAGCTTGGAGCAACAGGCTTACGACAAGAACGGTGAACCGGATAAAACTAGCGGATTTGACCACATAAATGATGCTCAAGGATATTTTCTGGCGAAACAGTATCCGATCATTAAGAGAACAATGTCAATCGGCCGAGTTGGTGGGCTGTAACGGATATTACAGGTTTAAGATTCCAGGAAAATCATTTTTTTTATATGATGCTCGAAATTTTCGATTTCTTCATTGAATTTTCTCAAATAATACTTTCCAGCAACAACAAGTCCGCTCACTAACTCGGTTAAGTCAGTGATTGAAGAGCTGGCATCAAGGATGTTATCAAGTATCATAAGAATACGCTTACACCAAAGCGACGCATCTTATCAGTATAAGGTTCCCTTAATACTAAAAACTTCTTGCGCAGGCTCAAATATCTGGTATTCTTAACCAAACAAGGAGCATGTGATGGCCGGAAACCACGATTTCAATATAGATCAGGGAACGACATGGAACCGTATCATCACAATCACGCAGAATGATGCCCCGGTAAATCTCACAAGTTTTACTGCTCGTATGCAGTTGCGCCGCGTTAAAAGCCAGACAACGGCTGATCTGTCACTTTCAATTGGCGAAGGAATAACCATCACGCCGCAGACAGGTGAAATTCAAATCTCATTGACTGCTGAACAAACAGCCCAATTATCAGACGCTTATTTCTACGATCTTGAACTCGTTTCAGGCTCTGTCGTTGGCAGATACCTGCAAGGCAAGATTATTATTTCGCCAGAGGTGACGCGTTGATTACTGTCATCACGATCCGCGAACCTCAGACCGATATCAGCGTTGAAGAGCAGGTAACGACGATTACCGTCACCGACGCTTCAATCATTGGGGCGAAGGGTGAAAAGGGGGATAAAGGCGATCCCGGAGCAGATTCAACTGTACCCGGCCCCGCTGCGCCAATTGCTGGTAATGATACACAGGTTATTTTCAACGACAATGGCGGTTACGCCGGTAACGATGGCCTGACTTACAATAAGTCCAATAAACGACTATCAATTAAAAGCCTGACAATTCCATCAACAAATGAAGACGCATCAGAAGGTGTGATTTTCCGCGCAGGTGACAGGTTTCTACATACATACGGGAATAGTAACTTTTTCTATGGTGTTAACGCTGGAAACCTAGCAGCAACAAATACAGGATCACAAAATACGGCGTTCGGTTACGAGTGCATGGTTAATATCCGTGATGGAAGCTACAATACAGGCTTTGGTTTCCGTTGTATGCCGAGCATCACGACTGGTAATGAAAACAGCTTTGTCGGTCGTCTGGCTGGTGAAAACATAACCACCGGCGAGAGTAACGCGGGCTTTGGCAATACGACGCTGCAATCCATCACAACTGGCAGCAACAACACAGCCCAGAACAAAGACGCTGGACGCTTTGCAGCAGATGGCAGCACGGGAATAACCAGCGCAACGGGAATGGTAATGATCGGCCCGTTTACTCGTAGTAAACAAAACGGTACGTCTGGCGAGATTGTAATCGGCTCTCAGGTTACTGGTAATGGCTCTAATACCACTACAATCGGCCAAACTACCAATACTGATAATTTCCGTTATGGCACGGTGACGTATAGCGGCCAAGCTGGAACAGGGGTGGCTTTTGTCATGGTTGACGCTAATGGCAAGCAAACTAGAAACATATCACCCGTTCGCCCGATCCGAACAATCACAGCCAGTGCCACGCTTGCAAGCAGCGATTACACGGTACTGGTTAACGCTGCTACGGTGGCAATTAACGCAACTTTACCCGCCGCCGCATCTCATACTGGCAGGATATTCAATATCAAAAAGATTGACGCAAGCGCAAACATCGTTACGGTTGTTGGTACAATTGAAGGCGTTGCGAACAGAACCCTGACAACTCAATGGGCTACCATTTGTCTGCAGTCAACCGGCACAAGCTGGGTCATCATCTAATTAGGAGAATAAAATGGCTTTGGGCAAAATAATTGAGATGGATTCAGGAATAGTGGTTTCGTACTGGAGATTGGCGGTTGTGAATGTCAGCTATTTCGACAAACGCGCCCATATCCGCTTTGATGGCTATCTATCGAAAGAGATGCGTGATACTGGCCGATTACCGGCAGAGCAGAGATTTTTAATCATTGAGGACAACGAAGAGCTTGAAATCACACACTTTACAGACGTCATTTCCAACAATGTTGATCGTGATATCCGCCAAGCAGTTTATGAGTACGTCAAAACGCTGCCGGACTATTTCTCTTTTGAAGCTGAAGATGTATAGTAAGTTATTACAATAGGACAATCCATGACACAGCCTGACGATAAGCACGACCAATACACCAAATTTGAAACTGTCTGGAAGCGCTGCCGTGATGCAGTAGCCGGGCAACGTGCTATTCAGGAGGCTGGTGAAGCTTACCTTCCTAAGTTGGATGGTCAGGAATCTGCTGGTTACGACTCTTATCGAGCACGCGCATTATTCTATAACGCCACAGGACGAACCGTGGATGCTATGAGTGGGTTGGTGTTCCGTAAGCCTATGGCAGTAGAAGTTCCAGAGCAGATGAAGCCTTGGCTGGAAGATATTACACTATCAGATGAAACTCTGACAGATTTTGCTGAAACCAGCCTTTACGAGACTCTATGTGCTGGTCGGGGCGGGATCATGGTTGACATGCCGGTATCTGCTGAGACATTGACAATCGCCCAGGCGGACGCCCTGCAAATTCGTCCTTACCTGTCCTTTTGGAAGACCGAAGCCATTCTGAATTGGGAATTGGCGCGCGTAAACAACGCTTACCGCTTAGTTAATTTGTGGTTAAGTGAGCATTTCAAGAACGATGAAGGCAAACAAGAGCAACAAATCCGCCAACTGACGCTCGTCAATGGTCAGTATCAGCAGATTGTATGGCGCAAGGGCAATGCCGCTGATTGGTATGTTCACACGACCATCACCCCAACCAAGGCTGGTCAGACATTTGGGGAGATTCCGTTTTATCCGGTCTCGTCCCGTAAACCGACAATGAGCGTCATTGCTCCACCGATTGAATCGCTGGTGGACGTAAACATTTCCCACTATATGAACAGCGCAGACCTTGAAAATGGCGCACATGTTTCTGGATTACCAACTCCGTACATCACTGGGATTGACGATACAAACATTACGCTGGCATTGGGAACGGGAACCGCTTGGTTGCTGCCAAACGCAGAAAGCAAAGTAGGATTTGCCCACGTTGGAGCTGATGGCTTTGCAACGCTGGAAAATCTGCTGGATCGAAAAGAAAAGCAAATGGCGTCATTGGGTGCCAGAATGCTTGCCCCTGAGAAGAACAGCGCGGAAGCAGCCCAGACTCATGAGATTAAACGTAGCGGTGAAAGCAGCGTCCTATCCGCGACGTGTGGCGTGATCGAGCGTCAGATTGAGAAGGCACTTCGCTTTGCGGCTGAATGGCAGGGTATTGCTGGTGATATTTCCGTTGAGCTTAACCGTGATTTCTTCCCACCAAACTTCACAGGCGCGGATTTGTCGGCTTGGGTTGCAGCGCGTCAATCGGGCGAGGTTTCAAAAGAAACGTTCTTCGCTGTTTTGAAATATAGCGAGTGGATTAATGATGACCGAACCTTCGAGGAGGAGCAGGAGGCCATTTCTAATGACGGACCAGCGTTATCGGATTTAAAAGAATAGAGCTGTGAATTATGGGACTATCCGCTTTTAACAGATAATCCCATAAATATTTGATTAGCCATTGACAGGATTGCCATTTAACCCTTTATGAAATTTATCATCAGGGGTATTCATCTTTCCATCTTGCCCTGCAAACCTTATGCTGTAAGAACTTTCGGTGTCACGGGTATAAGAGATAGAAAGACCGAGAAACGCTATTGCTTTAATTGCGTTCGCACTAGTTAGCTCTGATAAACTGGATGGATATTTTTTATTGTCATTATAAAACTTATCCAACGAACCCCTGATTATTCCTACATTTTTCCCGTCCGTCTGTCCTTGCGCATATTCACTGAGTACATCCGTAAGAGCAGCTTTATTGCTTTGACTCTTAACAACATCAGCATTTATGGTAGCGAGACGAATTTTGTAATTAGCAGCATCGCTCATTGCCTTTTCATAAGCAACAATCCCTTGACATGGGTTCGCCGCTAATAATATCGTGGCAGATTTAAGAACCTCACGCATTAGGGCATCCTCACTTGAAAGTCTTTCCGCTATTAGTTGAGCATTTGACTTCGCATCTATATCGAGTTCTAATAGCTTTACTTTGCCAAGAATATCTATATCGCCCTTAAAGCCGGCCTCCCATGTTTTCACAGCATCTTCATACAGAAGCTTTGCACATTTTTGAGATCTCGGGTAATTCACTGGCACGTTCGTCACTGGACAAATCGTCTGCTTATAGCTGCAACATCCAGTCCAAAGCATCCCAGCAAGAAAAATTAACGAACACTTGAACATTAAGGTAGAGGTAGTCTTCACATCGGATTTTGTATTTTGGTTAGGGAGCAAAGTAGGCTTCTATTTTGCAATAAAGCAATACCGCAAAATAAATTGCATGCTCCTGAAATTCTGGCTTAAAGATAGATTGACAAACACCTCTATTTATTTCATAATTATTTTGTGGCGGCAGGATTGATCCCCTCTAGTCCATAAACTCTCTGGTGGAGCCGTCACTTGATCATTGCAGGGAGAGAACAGAGAGATAAAGATGAATGAACACACACCGACCCCATGGCATACCCTTCCTGAGGAAGTTGATAAGCCGTATATAAGAATTCGTGGTAATCGTCTTGGTTCTCGATATAAAATCGCGAACGTATTAACGCCAATTTACGATGGCGCTCCTCCACGTGAGGCTGATGAAACAAGAGCAAATGCAGAATTTATCGTCCGCGCCTGTAATTCTTACGCCGATCTTGTTGCTGCATTGGAGTATATGACTGCTGGATACGGCTCATGTTCATATATGGACGAAAAGGATAGGCGGGATTGCCCAGATATTATTTACGCTAATAAAGTTTTAGCCAAGGCAAAGGCATCATAAGTGCCAACCGTTAATGAACGCATCCTAGAAGCCCAGATCAAGCACTCCGTTTACTTGGAGCGCTACAAGGGCGGTGTGCTGAAAAAGATCATTGGCCTTCTGAATTCTGCTGATGACGACCTCGTTGAGCTGATTGCCGCTAGACTGACCACGATTGAAAGCCGTGGGTTTGAATTATCGGCCGTAGAAACTAAACGCCTCGAAAAGCTCTTGCAGGATATTCGTAAGAAGCGCGAGGAAGTATACAGCGTACTCGAAAAGCAGCTATCTGGTGAAATGGGTGAGTTTGCGGACTATGAGGCTGACTTTCAGATTAGGCTATCAGAGAACGCAGGGGTTCAAGCCTCATTCGTCATGCCAACCAATGCCCAGTTAAAAGCCATTGTCACAAGCCAGCCATTCCGTGGCCGGTTACTGAAAGACTGGGCGAGCGGGTTACAGCAGGAAGAGCTGAAACGCCTGAATGACGCTATCCGTATAGGAATCACCGAAGGCCAGACGACCGACCAGATCGTGCGCCGGATCAGGGGAACGAAGAAAGCCCGTTTTCAGGATGGTATCTTAGAAATCAGCCGCAGGGATGCGGAAGCCGTCACACGTACCGCTGTTAGCCATGTTGCAAACCGCGCCCGATCAGAGGTCTATAATGCGAATGCAGATATTGTTCGGAAACTACAATACGTGGCAACGCTGGACAGCCGAACCACGATTATTTGTGCCTCGCGTGATGGGAAACTTTATGATCTCGGCAAGGAACCAGCGTTACCGGCGCATTTTCGTTGCCGGTCTGTCCTGATTGCCTATTTTGAGGTTGATGAAGTCGGCGACCGTGCAAGTATGTTTGGTCAAATACCTGCCAATACGACATTCAGCGCGTTCCTGAAAAAGCAAAGCAAAGAATTTCAGGAGGAAGTCTTGGGTGTTGAACGTGCCAAGCAATTCCGTTCCGGCACACCTCTTGAAAAGTTCGTTGACAAATCAGGCAAGGTCTATACTCTTAAAGAGCTTAAATCCCGAGAAATCTAACCCGTAGGACACCCCATGAAATTAAAAGCAATCCTTGATACCCTTGATGGCTTGGACGAAGCCCTTAAAGGCTTTTACACTGAGAAGGATGGCAAGTTCATTCTGAATGTCGAAGGCTTTGACCCAAACGAAGCTGAAGTTCTGCGCAACACAATGCGTCGCGCCAAGGATGAGAAGAAAGCTGCTGAAAAAGAGCTGAATGACCTGAAAGAACGCTTTGCTGGTTTGCCGGATGATTTTAGTGTCGATGATTACAATGCTAGCCTGGACAAAGGTGGCGGTAATATTGATCAGCGCTTATCCGAGCAAAAGGATCGTTTGACAACCCAATTCAATACTAAGATGGCCGAATCCACTGCCAAACTGGAAGCTGCCAATAAACGCGCAAATAGCCTGCACAGCGAAAACGCCCTGATGACTGCACTGACAGAGGCCAACGTTGCCAAGCCAATGATTAATGCTGTGAAATCCATGTTCAAAGATCAGATTAAGGTCGAATATGAAGGCGATGAAGCGATTGTCACGATTGATAGCCTGCCAGTGATGGACAAGATCAAAGCTTGGGCTGGCACTGAGGAAGGCAAATACTTCGTAGCGGCGGCTGGTAACGGCGGCGGCGGGAGTGGAGTCGGTGGAAGTGGAAGCCATACGGATTACAGCAAAATGAATGATACCCAATTAATTATGATCCAAGACAAGGACCCTCGCGCCAAAGCTGAAATGGAAAAGCGAACGCTGATTGAAAAACCGAAATACTAAATTCAGGAAGCCCTCAAAAGGGGCTTTTCTTTTTATTGGCTTTGTGTAATACTTGTCTCAAATGACATTCAGGCTGTGCCTCCGTCAATCTCGAAACTGTGTTTCGGCCTCTTAGAAGGCTGTGCCTTCAAAAAATCCCCCTCTCTCATTTTTTGGAGTCACTATGGCTATCACTAAACTTTCTGATGTGATCATTCCCGGCAGTACCGTGGGTGTCACACTCAACAAATTGATTAAAAAGAAATCTATCGAGCGTTCAGCTTTTTTTCGTTCTGGCTTCGTAACTGACAGTGCAGATCCAGAAGTTGCCTTGCAATTGGGTGACGAACTGGATAAAGGCGGTAAATTCATTACGGCTAAATTCCGCAACCGTCCAAATGATGCCGAACAGATTTTGGCTGATACTAAAGACCTAGTTGTCAACAAATTCACCTATGGAACACAAAGCACCCCTGTCATGGCTCGCGGTCAATCCTACGGTATCACAGATATGGCCGTTGACTTGGGTGGCGATGACCCGCTTAACGACATGGCCGAGTTCTGGGCTGATTACTGGATTAAACGCCAGCAAATCGTCTTGATCAACGTCTTGAATGGAGCATTGGGTGCTGCATCTGCGGCTGGTAATGTTTATGACATTTCTGCTCTATCGGGTGCTTCCGCTGTGATTAGCGCCAACGCTTTCATTGTTGCTTCAAACAAGCTTGGTGACCAATCCGACCAGATCGTATCGGTAGCAATGCACTCAGCCTTCTACACATCATTGCTGTTGCAGAACCTGATTACTTTCTTGCCAGTTTCCGGTCAAGGTAAGCCAATTCCTCAATATCTTGACAAGACCGTTATCGTTGATGATGGCTTGCCTTATGATGCTGGTACAGGTATAGGTACGCTTTTCCTAGGTAAACGCGGAGCAGTAACGTATCAGGAGGCAGGTCTAAAAACCCCTATTGAAGTTGAGCGTCAAGCTTTGGTGAATAGCGGTCAGGAGTATTCGGTATCTCGCAAGAAATACATCATGCACCCGAATGGCTTTAATTGGAACACTGCCGCCACAACCACTGATCCAACCCCAAACAATGCTGAACTGGCAACGACGACCAACTGGACGCGCGTGTATTCTGCAAAAGAAGTCGGTATCATCGCCTTCAAAGCGAAAGCCGCTTAACGGCGGCTCTTTTCTTTCCTAACCAATTTACAGGAGGTCAACATGACCAAACTTGAAGAAACTAAGAAAACAGTTAAAAAACAAGTAGCCGATCACGTATACGAGCCATCTGAACATACGACTGAGCACAGTCCTTATGACACCAAAGTCGGAGGCAAGCCACCTTGCACTTTAGCTGATGGCACTGTGCCGGAAACTGTAAAACAAACAGCTTCCAAGGCTGAATAACTATGTTTGTGGCCGAGGATGGTACTATCGTTGCAGGATCAAATTCATTAGTGGATTTAGTCTATGCTGATGCGTACCACCTCGCTCGCAACAACTTGACTTGGGATGGCTCAAACGAAGTCAAACAATCCGCTTTGATTAAAGCAACAGATTACATTCAACAAACATATACCTTCCGTGGATCACTAGTCGAAGATGACCAATCTCTACTCTGGCCGCGCTACGGCGTGCCGACAATTCCATACGACATCATTCCTGATCGCCTAAAACAGGCAGTGTGCTTACTGGCATTAGAAGTAATGAAGTCAGATTTAAACCCGTCAATTTCGCCCACAGGTCAAATCAAATCTAAAAAGGTTGACGTGATCGAAACTGAATACTTTGCAGCATCCAGTACCACAACAAAACGCCCTGCCATTGATGGCTTGTTGCGTCTGTTGTTGGTAAACAATGGGATCAACGCCCCGGTGGTGCGCGTATGAGCTTTTACAGTGAAATGGCAGAGATGGCACGGGAGCAGATCGACGAATACGGTCGTTTAGCCATCATCCGCGGGACAACTGGAAACACTTACAATCCATCCACTGACACGAATTCGGGTGGTACGATCACTGAAACAAGCGTCAAAATGCTTTTCACTGAATACAGAGCAAAAGAGATTGACGGTACGATCATCTTGCGTGGTGATAAAAAGGTTATGATTGCCAACGCAGCTTTAAACACGCCACCGATGCACAACGACATTGTAATTGACGGCACAAACGAATATAAAGTCATTGATATTAGCACTATTCAGCCGGGTGATACGCCATTGATTTATAAGCTGCAGGTGAGAAAATGACAGGTTGTAAGATTGGTAAAGTCAAAATGAAAAACGGCGGTGCGCCAATTTTCTTAATAAGCAGCCAGAAGCATAAGATGACTGATGCAGAAGTCTTGCTCCAAGAAGCTATTCAAATGGTTCGATCAGGCCATATTCATGAGGTTGGTATCATTGCTGCCGTGGAAGGCGAAAAGATCACGAGCAGTTACAGCGAAGGCATGAAGTCATATGTTTACGATGGCGTTGCAGCCTGTGAGATTTTGAAAAACAGATTGTTGGAAACCTTGAAACATGACAGTTGATGAGCAGATCAAGGCAGCAATGGAAAACAAGGTGTATAAGGTTCACCGAGAGCTTGTCCGAGTGACCGCCATGCTCGCCTATGCCTACATTATCCAATCGACTCCTGTTGATACGGGCCGAGCGCGTGCAAACTGGAATATATCGGTAAACAGCGTCATCTATACCACTACCGATAGCACAAGCGCACCTGACACAAATCCGACATTGGATTACAAAGAGGGTGACACGTACTACATCTCAAACAACCTGCCATACATCCAGCGATTGAACGACGGTTACTCGCAGCAAGCCCCAGCTAACTTTGTCGAAAAGGGCATTGAACTCGCTATCCGTCAGGCGAAACGAGGTGTTGTGTGAACTATGAATTAGCAGTTAAAGCAATTAGAAAGCTTTTTGCAGATCAATGGGTGAACAACACGCCGGTTGCTTACGATGATGTGCCTTTCACTATCCCGGAAACAAAGACCTGGGTGCGCTTGAATATCTCTCACATCGATGGCTATCAATCCAGCATTGGATCGCCACTTGGGAATAGATTTCGCCGACACGGCTTAATCAATGCGCAGATTTTCCAACCGCAAGGTCAGGGCAGCATTGATGCTAGAAAAAAGGCTGATTTTATAATTCCCATCTTTCAGGGCAAACAAATTTCTGGTATAACATTCTACGACGTACAAGCACGAGAAATCGGCAATGACGGCGCGGGATGGTATCAGATCAATGTACTTTCCAAATTCTACTATGACGTGATCGCTTAACAAGGAGATAGCCATGCGCTGCAAGTTTAAATTAGACAGTATCAATCGTGTAATCCAACCTGTAAACAATGAAGGCAAAACACAAGAGTTTAACAGCCTTGTGTTTACACCAGTTTACGCAAACAACGATCCAGAGCATGAAAACTCAAAGTTTTGGAAGTATACCCCGTCAGGTAAGCTGGAAATTGGAACAGTGAACGCAGAAGTTGTAAGCCACTTAGAGCTGGGTAAAGAATACTACCTAGACATTACAGCAGCATCCTAATCTCGGCATTACAGGAGTAAACGCCCATGACTGATTCCTCACAAACCCGCCTTGCCTACGTCGCCGAAGTTACACCCGGCACAACGCCTGCTACACCAGTATTCAAGAAATTGCGTATGACTGGCGAAACACTAGCCCCAGCCATTCAGTACGTTTCCAGCAATGAAATTCGCCCAGATCGTAACGTTGCTGATATGACCCGCGTTGGTCAGGAAGCCGCTGGAGACATCAATTTTGAACTATCCTATGGATCATTCGATGATCTGCTTGAAGGCTTGTTCTTCAACACATGGGCAACCAACGTTCTGAAAAACGGTATTACCAAGAAGTCTTTCACGATTGAAAAGACCTATGCTGCAAACTCAAACCAATTCCACCGTTATCCGGGATCGGTTGTAAACAGCCTTTCTTTGAACATGAACGCCAAAGAGATTGTGACCGGCTCATTCAATGTAATGTGCCAAACCACAACATCAGCTCAGGCCATTATCGCTGGTGCAACATACACTGAACCAAACGCAAACCCAGTTCTGAACGCTGCAAACAACTTTGCTTCCTTGTCCATGACTGGTGGTGGCACCGTTCAATTGCGTACTCTTTCACTGAACATCACCAATAACCTCGAACAGCAATCTGTAATGGGTCAAGTTGCCAGCAAGGGTATTCGTGCCGGTCAGGTAATGGTCACAGGTGAAGCAGAAGCATATTTTGATAGCCAAGAGCTGTTTGAATTGTTCCTTGCTGACACAGCAACAGACCTGACATTCTCATTGGGTGGTGCATCAACACTGAAATACGTTTTCTTCATTCCGAAACTGAAATTGACTGCAAACAACGTGTCTGCCGATGGCAACAACCAAGACGTTATGCAGAAAATCAGCTTCCAAGCCTATTTTGACGCGACAACCGCCGCTCAAATCCGTCTTACGCGAACACCGTAACGAGTTGGCCCCCGTAGGCCATAAGAATACTTGCAAGTTAGGGGGCGGTCTGTTCGGGCAGATCGCTTCCGTCCAACCCGAAGGACTACCATGACCACGAAAAATAAACCAAAAGCATCCCCAGCCGTTGCGAAAGACCTGCTTTCCGGATTTCTGGAAACGTTGCAACAAGGCTTTGAAACAGACACAAATCTTGAAACTTCTGCAGGTGTAGAATTTGACTATGGCCGTTATGGCACATTCATTTTGCGCCGTGCCATTCATCGTAATGCCGCATATTCAAAGGCTTTTAAGGAAAAGATTTTGCCGCATATTCAATCCCGGGTTGGAAGTGAAGATGATAACGATGATGAAGTTGTAGAACAGAAAATGTCTGCAATTTATGCAGAAACGGTGATTATTGGCTTGAAGACGGCTGACGGACAAACAATCCCTTACGACGCAGAAGCAAAAAAAGCAATTGCAAAGTTGTTTATTTCTGCTCCTGACCTTTTTGCAAAAATTAAAGCTGATGCCTCCGATGCCGCAAACTTCCGCAAGAAGAAAACTGAGGCAGAAGCAAAAAACTAACCGAAGTCCTTGTATGGGAAAAGGAGTGGGGCGATAAAGCTGAATGGCTTGAAGGTCTACAAAGAGATGGTCAAACCGTCGCCGCATTAGACCGCCGCCCTAAACTTCTCCCAGGCTTGGACTTTTACTTGATTGCATACCACGAATTGAGCTATGATAGGCCAATTGGAATGAGCGTAGGTCCGATACCTTGGTCATCCATTGACAGGTGGGCAATCCGTAACGGAGTGAATGACATTGAAGATTTCACAGTTTTGGAAAGCCACATCAGGTCATTGGAGAAAGCTGCTAGAGAATTTGAAGAGCGCAAGGGGCTGAAATGAGTGACGTAAATATTGTCGTAGGGATTACCGGAGATGTATCTGGTGGCCGCGTTATCAAGAAATCCCTCGATGATATTAGTACTTCCAGTAAGGGGGCTGTTAGTGGCACAAAGCAACTTGAAACTCAGGCTCGCGCAACAACTGTAGCAGCAAGTGGACTATCCAGAGCAATTGGAGCACTGAGTACAGCATTTAGCGCCCTGCAAGTCATTAAGATGGCCGATCAGTACACGGTCATGGAGGCGCGCCTAAAAAGCGTAGCCAAAACCACACAAGAAACCACCCGCATGATGGGTGAGCTTCGCAGGATCTCAAATGCCACTGGCAGTGAGATGAATACCAGCCTTTCAATCCTGCAACGCCTTTCCTTTGTCCGTGAAGAAATCAAAGCCACCAACAACGATATGTTGGCCTTTACCGAGACGGTCACAAAGCTTGGTGTGACGTCCGGCGCGCTTCCAGAAGCAATGAAGGCTGGTTTGACGCAGTTAGGTCAGGCGCTTTCCAGCCAATACACACGCGCAGAAGAATTTAATTCCATCATGGAAAACATCCCTGCGGTGGGTAAAGCCATTGCGGATGAAATTGGTGTGACAACTGGACAAATGCGCCAGTTGGTTGTTGAAGGCAAATTGCTTTCCAGTGACGTATTTGCCGCAGTTTTAAACCAGACTGAGAAAGTCCGTTTAGAATTTGAACAGTTCCCAAAGACAGCCGCCCAAGGCGCAAAGCAGATGGTCAACAGCTTTGATCAGATCATTGCACAGGCGAATAGTGCAACCGGTGCGACAAATGCCATCGGCATGGCTCTACGGGGCGTTGGCACGGGAGCAAAAGTAATTTACAACGGGCTTGCTACAACATTTGATTTCATGGTGGCTGGTATTACTGAAACTGTGAATTTAATGCTTGTTGGCATCAATAAGGCAATTCAAGGAATGAATTGGGTCAAGCGTAACGCTCCCTCATGGACTGGAATTGACAAGACACAGATTGACCTTTTCCAAACGAGTGACATCGGCGGGGCTTTGAAGGCCGCTAATGCAGCACGAAAAGATCGTGAATCTGCCTTGTTTGGTGATGATTTCAGTGCAGCAATTACACCGGAACAACATGACATTTCTCAGGACTACGCCAAGATTGCCAAAGAGATCGCCGGTAAAGGTAAAGAGAACAAAGAAGCCCTTAAAGCACAGAAGAAAATTCAGGACGAATTAACCGACGCAATCAAAGAATCCCGCTCGGAAACTGAAAAACTTTACGACCAAATCGCTGAAATGGAGCGATTGAAGCCGTTTGCCAAAACAAACGAGCAATCCGAAGCCATTGCAAAGAACATCAAGAACGCCCGTGCTGAACTGGACAAGCTCCGAGTTGAAGCCGAATTGAACAGCCCTGTGGGTAAAGCCTTCCAATCCCTCGCCAGCGAGATTGACGATGGCTTTAAGGATGCGTTCAAATCTGCATTCACCGAGAGTGATGGCGGTTTCAAAGCCCTTCTGAACGGCTGGAAAAACATGTTCAAGAGCTTTCTGGCCGATCTGGCATATCAGGCTTTTGCCCGTCCGATTGTTCTTTCTGTTGTTGGCGGTGTCGGCGGGATGATGGGTCTTTCTTCTGATGCCATCGCAGCGGCATCAAGCACCGGACAAGGCACAGCTAATTCCATGGGCAAGAGTGGTCTTGGTAGTCTCACCTCCTATGGATCAAGCGCCCTTAGCATCGGTAAATCATTCTTAGCCGGACAATCAATTACAGCCGGGCTTGGCAAGTATGCGGCACAGGCGTCAAGTATGCTTGGTGGTTCTTTCGCACAGAACGTTGCAGTTCAGAAATTCGTAACGCAGGCAGGTACATTCGCAAACATGGCGTCCGGTGCCGTTGGCGGTATTTCTGCAAACCTTTTGGGACTTGCGAACAAGAATATGTACGTTGATGCCGCGCTATCTTCAATCGGTACTGCTGTTGGTGGATTCTTCGGAGGTCCGGTTGGTGCTTTCGCTGGTGGGTTTATTGGTTCGGCAATCGGTGGATTGTTTGGCGGGGGTAAGCCTTCCGACAAATCACAAGGCGGTACTCTTGATTATTCGACGCTTGCACGCACCACAAATGGACAAACAGGCAAGAAATACAGCGCCCAGAATGCAGCCTATGCAGGTGGCATCCTTGACATTCTGCAAGATGCAGTTACCGCTGTTCAATCTGTGGGCGGTTCAGCTTCCGGCTCTGCAAATATCCTTGTGGGTTCCCGTGACGGCCTGCGCTACAACGGCCAGAACTTCGGAAACAACTCACAGGCATTCCAAGATAAGATTTTCAGCGATCTGGCAAAGTCGATCACTGGTCTTGAAGGAACATTCAAAACAATCTTTGACAAGTTGGGCGTTTCCTCTGGTAATTTGACTGCAGCTTTCCAATTTGGCGCACAATACGATGCCACAATCAATCCTGCCAAAGCCGCCGCTGATGCAATGTCCGAAGCGATCAAAACGCTCAACGTCAATATGCAGAGCCTTATTGATACCGCTACAAATCTTGGATTGCCGATTGAAGAATACACCAAAGCTTTGGAGAAACAGAGAGATGCAGCCGTTGGCGCATTGAAGGCTCAGGCTGCCGGTTTCGCAAGTCTGGAAGAGATGACCAAAACGTTTAAGGCTTTCCTTGACGGTCAATCACTCAGTACCAATTCCTCCCTGACCCCATTGGAGAAGCTTGGTCTTGCACAAAAGAACTTTGACGACCTTCTGAAAACTGCCCAAGGTGGCGATCTGACGGTTACAAGCGATCTTTTGGGTGCAGCGGCAACACTTGTAGAGCTTGGCCGTGGCATCTATGCTTCATCAGTGAGCTTTGTTGCACTGGAAAGTTTCGTGCGATCCAGCGTGTCGGAAATCGCCAAGGCGGCAGGTGTTCCGGGCTATGCAATTGGTACTAATTCAGCCTCTCCGGGTCTTGCCATGGTCGGTGAGCGTGGACGTGAACTGGTTCGTATGGGCGGTGGTGAGCAGGTCTTTACCGCAGGCCAAACAGCAGGCATTATGGCTCTTTCTGGCAACGCAGCCGGTGACATTGTTCGCAGTAATGGTCAGATTGCCGCCATGTTGGATGAAAACACCCAAGAAGCCCGTGAAGCCCGTAAGGAAAGCGTAAAGACGCGCAAGCTGATGGAGCGCATGTTGAATTATATGAAAGTGGCGTAATGACTGAATACCTCAATTTCTTCGGTGATCTCGCTATCAGCCAATTGGCCGATGATCTTGACCAGTCAACGCCTGATCCGTTTTTCATTCTTCAACAAAACCCTGACGCCCAGCTTGTTTACCTGATTGAAGCCTATCCATACGATGGAACGCAGGAAAACACATTCAAAGGGGAGCCGCCATATGGCACGCTGCCTATCAATGATTACGGCTTTAAATATTTTGGCGGTGTTGCGCTGGTGTGTTTGTCAGATGTAGGGTTTGTAACTAAACCAACTGATACTCTTGCAAATAAATACTTCATTGGTCAGGTCAATAATCCTTTCCAGTTCGATGTTTCTGTTCTTTCAAACGATGAGTTTGGCAATAGCAATCAGTCCTATGGCTCGATTGTGATCCAGAATGGAAATGGCGACCTCGATCATTTAGCTGACTATTTCTGGTCTTCCCGCCGCGTCACTGTAAAGGCCGGGGCCAAGTGGTTTCGTTATCACGACTTTGCAACAATCTTTGATGGTGCAATTGATGATTTTGATGGTGATGACGATCAATTCACTCTGACAATCAAAGACAACCGATCCAAAACTGACCAGCAAATAGTTTCAGGGATTTACGGAGGAACAGGCGGGATTGATGGCGGCGCAGACATTGCCAACACTTACAAACCGCTTGCCTATGGTTTGATTAAGAATGCCGAACCTATTCTGGTGGATTCCGTCAACCTGATATACCAAATCCATGACGGTTCGATCCTTCAAGTGGACGCTGTTCGCGATAGGGGCGTAGCGTTGACCAGTGGCGGTGATGTTTCAGACATTGTTGCTGCCACCGTCGCCCCCGGGCAATTCAAAACCCAGCTTTCTGGCGGTTTTATCAAGCTTGGATCGACACCAGCCGGACGCATCACGATGGATGTGCAGGGCGAAAATGGTAATGGTGGATATGTTTCAAAGACCGGCGCAATTATTCAGCGCATTGTCACGACACGCTTAGGGCTTTATCCAATCGAGCCTCAGTATATTGATTTGGCATCTTTGAACAGGCTGGACGCTGTTTTGTCTGGTGATGTTGGAACCTACATCAATCAGAACATGGCTGCCAGTGATGTCATTAATGACCTGATTTCAGGAACTGGCGCATACTGGACATTCACTCGTCAAGGTCTTTTATTTGCTGGCACTGTTTCCCCGCCGACCGTGGAAAGCTCTGTTATTACAATCGACACCATTGACGAGCAGGGCATTAAGCTTGACCGCGTAATTAAACCCTCATGGCGTGTAACAGTTGGTTATGATCCGGCGTGGACGGTACAGGATGAGAGCGAGCTTGCCGCCGCCACTACTGACGCTGTTCGATCCTTTGTATCAAACGAATACCGATACCTGACAAATGAAGATCGGTCTATTCGAGGCAGAAGTCAGGATTTGATTGAAAAGGTGTTTTATACAAACATAGCCGACCAGACCAAAGCCCAGGAATTATTGAACCGTCTTGTTGAAATTTACAGTCAGCCCCGACAAGTCTTTCAATTGACCATTTACCGTGGCCTATTCAAATTATTCATTGGCGATCAGATCAAACTGATATACAATCGTTTCAACCTAGACGCAGGGAAAGTATTCATTATCTCAGGCGTTTCAGAGGATGCTGAAACAGGTGCAACCGTCTTTGAATTGTGGGGATAGCCGTGCAAAATATGATCTTGGCAAATGCCTCACTATCTGACGCCGCAGTAATTAGTGGCCCAAGTGGTGCCGGTGATTTGTCAATCGGAAACCTGCAACGAATGGATTTAAAGGCAGTTTATCGTGTGTTGGGTGACGCTGTTTCTTTGACGGTCGATTTACTTTCATCAAAAGAAATCAATCTTGTTGCATTAATAGCACATAATTGCAGCCCATTGGCTTCTGTGCGAGTGCGCGCCTCAAACACAAATGATCCAGTGACAGCCCTATACGATACAGGGTTGCTTCCTGCCAGATCAAACCAGACTGGATTTGTTGACAGTGGGTATCCGCTGGAAAAGAACATGTTCATGTCATTTTCTGCATCGCAAACCTATCGTTACTGGTTTATTGACATTCAAGACACTGGTTCCGCATACATTGACATTGGCCGTCTGTATGTCAGCAAAGCTTTTCAGCCAGAAACCAACATGGATTACGGCCTTGCTGAGGGCATTGTTGATCCTTCAAAAGTTTCACGTGTGGTGTCCGGTGGGCAGGTGGCGCGGGAGATTGTCAAATATAAGACGGTTGATTTTGCCCTTGGACATGCCTCAGAAAATGAAATGTTTACAGAGCTGTTTGCAATCGAAATGCTTTGCGGCCGCACAAGGGATGTTTTGTTCATTCCAAACCCAGATGAAAAAGACCTTTTGCAAATTCGCTCTTACTATGGCACCATGGCAAGCATCAATCCAAAGGTGAACTATCAATTTTCCCTTTTTAACAAAGCTTTTCGCATTGAGGAAATCCCCGCATGACGATCAAGACATCAGACCGCATTTTTGAAACCACCACTTCAACAGGAACAGGCACGATCAATCTAGCTGGCCCGGTTGCTGGATTTAAGTCATTTGTTGATGGTGTGGGTGGTGGTGCCAAGGTTCCCTATACAATTACTCAATCAGAAGGCGGTGAAGTGATCTCGTGGGAATGTGGTATCGGTACCATCACTGATGCAACAGTAGATACATTGTCTAGAAATACAATTCTAGAATCTAGCAACTCAAATGCTCCGGTAAATTTTGGTGCTGGAACCAAGAACGTATATTTAGGTTTCGTTGCCGACATTGTACCTGTTCGGGACGAAAATTTGAATTTGATTGAGGGTTTCGGGCCGATTACCGGAACTGCGAATGCACTGGTTTTAACATTGCCAGTGGCTCCGAAGGGTTACTCTGATGGTATGATTATCCGGGGATTTGCAACTGCTGCGAATACTGGATCAGCCACGATCAATGCCAATGGAAACGGTGCTAAGACTATGAAGATCAATGGTGTTGACCTACCTGCAAATACCTTTGTAGCAGGCACTTATTTTTCAGGGGTATACCGTAGTTCAACTGGCTTTGTAGAACTAACAACACCTGTTCAGGCACCGTTAGCTATTCCGACCGGATCAATCTTTATGTTCCCAACCATGTTAATTCCAACTGGATTTTTGAAATCGAGTGGACAAGCCGTTTCTAGGTTAGGGGATAATGCGGCGCTGTTCAAAACACTTGTAACAGACGCACCGTTTACAAATCAAACATTTACAATGACAATTGCCTCACCGGCAGTATTCACAAAAAGCGCTCATGGATTCTATGGCGGTGAGAGAGTTCGACTTTCAACGACCGGAGCGCTTCCGACTGGATTTAATAACTCAACCGACTATTATGTACTTTATTTAACCGCCAACACGTTCAGTCTTTCCTCTACTTTCGATGGAACAGCCATAGCCTCTACCGGGTCTCAATCTGGGGTTCACTCTTACTTGCAAAGTTATTTTGGACTTGGAGATGGGTCAACAACATTCAATTTGCCATCTTTAAATGACGACCAGTTTATTCGCGGTGTTGATAGTGGATCGTCGCGAACGATCGGTACGAAGCAGCAGGATGCATTCCAAGGTCACCAACATGAATACGACTCTTGGAACACACCGAACGCAGGAAATAGTAACACCACTGGAGGTGGAGGAACTCAGCGTCCTAGGGGTAATACGGTTGCTATTGTTTCCGATGGCATAAACGGCACTCCACGTGTTTCTTCTGAGACCCGCCCAAAGAACGTTGCATTGTTGTATTGTATCAAGCAATAATCCTATGGCATACTTACACGCTTACCAGTAAATTGAGGACATGACCAAAATGGACGAAGAGAAGATCGCAATCGCGAAAATGGGTGTTGGAGCTGGTGGGGCCGTCCTTTACAGCTACACGCTGAATGAGTGGGTTGCGATTGTTACCCTGTTCTATCTCTTATTGCAGATTGTTCTTTTGATCCCAAAATATGTTGATTTGTTTTCTGTCTACTTGAAAAAGAGAAGCAAATGAGCGTCAAAGGACGCGTTGCCGGAATAGCGGTTGCCGGTGCATTATCATTCGCCCTTCCTATCGTATCTTATTATGAAGGTATGAATCTGATGGCCTACATTGATCCAGTGGGTATCCCAACAATTTGCTACGGCCACACCGATGGCGTGAAACTAGGCCAGACACGAAGCAAAGCAGAATGTGAACGACTTTTAAATGAAGAGCTTGGTGAGGCAATCCGTGCAGTTGACAGGTTGGTCAAAGTACCAATGCCTGACACACGCCGCGCCGCCTTGGGAAGCTTTGTTTATAACGCTGGTGCCGGAGCCTTTGCCAGATCAACGATGTTGAAAAAACTTAATGCTGGCGATATAATGGACGGTTGCAAAGAATTGTTGAAATGGGTTTACGCTGGTGGTAAGAAGCTTAAAGGGCTTGAACGCCGCAGAACAGCGGAGGCAAAACTGTGCCTACAATCCTAAACTACATTACTTATGCTGCTATTCTTATTATTGGCCTGAATGTCGGTTATGCTGCAGGTCATTGGTTCGGCATGGAAGAAGGCAAATCCAAGCAGAAAACCATCACCATTGAAAAGATCGTACAGGTCAAGGAGAAGCAACGTGAAATCCGCAATAATCGTCCTGATGCTATCGGTGTTATTGACCGGCTGCGCTCGGGAAGCTTTTAATACACAGCCTGACGTTATCGTGTACAGCCCACAGATACAGAAAGAAGCCGCTAACGAAATGTCAAGCGGCTCCTGTCCGGTGTTGTCAAATACATTTATGCCCGATTACCTCGTAATGAGAGATCAAGCTAGAGTAAATTAGTATTCAGCATCATAATCAATATCCTCACCATCTACGGCATGTGGAGGGACACTCACATCCCGTTCATTGTCTGCCCCAACTTTTTCAAGAAACGACTTTGGAGTTCGTTCACCAAACATAATTTGGTAACCGCAGTTACCGTCATCGTTACCTTCAATTTCGTAATCAACCGATTTCATTTCCTGAACGGAAACCCCAAAATACCTTGCTAGATTTTCATCTCTACCGGCATTAACTGTACTGTCTACTTGTAAATCTTCAAATTCTCTGAAGGTCATTCTTTTTTTCTCCTATATATTTAGGCGGCACGAAGTTGTGCTATACAAAGATAACGATATTATTTGAAAATAAGTTCTTTTTTTATAGGAATTTATAATAAAGTTTATTAGTTCGGGCGACGGCCCTTTTCATTCTTGTAATACCATTCTGCAGCATCCAGTAATTCTTTGTTTTCGATCATCTCACCATGTCGGCTGGCAACTTCTGCATACACTGCAATAGTGTGTGTGGCTACAAAAAGCTCGTCCTTTTGCACTAGAAACTCGCCAGTTGTTTCATGAATGGCGCTTTCCAGCTCAGGAATGTAAACAGGCCCAAGTTCCGGCTCACCAAGATCACATAGGCCGAAGGCCATACCTTCATAAAAAGGTGAAAGTTCAGTCAATAACCAAGTTGCACGAGCATTGGGCACATATAGTTTCACGACAGGCTTGTAATCAATCGTGTTCCCGCCATCGGTTTGTTGACCGTTTCTTCGTAATTCGGCTTCTTGTTCTGGTGTGAAAAATCGGGACATGAATCATCCTTTAAGGGGTTTACGGTGGAAAGGCTTATTGCGATGGTAGCACAGAGAGCAAAAGCGTGACAAGTCCTGAGCGCAATCCCTAACGGAAAATAAAATGCAAAAAGGCGAAAATAATGCTTGACGCGCCGTAAGGCTGTGATATACTGGATTCATCAACCAGGGAGAGGGAAAAATGAATACAAGCATTGCATTACAAAGAAAATTATCGGACATCGTTGAGGAATATCAGACCAAAATTAATGGTGTTCCAGATGTCGTCGCAGCCTTCGAAAACGCGGGAAATCAACTGAAAGCCGCATCTTGTGTTGCTGGCACCTGGGGCAATACACAAATTGATACCGGCCACGTCTACGCGTCAACTATTGAAACTTCCCTATTGAAGTCAGCTTGGCAGCACGTTTACAAAGGCTTGCAGATTGAGCGAATTGCAAGCGCTGAGGACAAGCGCCGCTTTGATCAATCAATGGCAAACCCTGTGCCTTTTACGCTAGAAAACATCCGCGCCACCTTCGGTGACTTTATCGTTGATCCAAAAGGGAACATTTTGAGAGGGCTGGCAGAGGTGTTTTGTGCTCTTGATCCTGCCTACAAGTCACATGACAAGGTTAAAATCGGCGTTAAGGGTCTTCCAAAGCGTGTTATCCTTACCAATGTTGGCGGCTACAGTTCTTGGGGTCGTGACCGTCTGGAAAACATTCTTAACGCGTTGGCATCTTATCAGGGTAAGCCCCTTGTTCAACATTTTGAACTCAATGAGATTTTAAAGGATGGTAATTCACTACTAAAACCTTGGAAAACAACCAATCATAAAAACGAAGAGATAGAGCTGCCAGCCCGAGGCGTTTACCTCCGCCGGTTCGCCAACGGCAACGGACATTTGTTTTTTGAGCCTGACACCTTGCGCGACATCAACATGGCTCTTGCTGAATATTATGGCGATGTTTTACCGGACACATCAGAAGAAAAGCCAACGCAGAAACAAGGATCGACTGCAGTTTCCAAGGATTTACAATATTACCCTACACCTTTAAAAGTGGTTAAGCGTGTTATGGATGATATCAGTATTTCCAAAGGGGATAAGGTTCTCGAGCCGTCTTGCGGTTGCGGTCGTTTCATGGATGAATTGAGTAAAGAGGGTGCGAATGTATTGGGAATTGAGGTTGATCCACAGCGTGCAGGCGAATGTCGCGCAAAGGGTCACAACGTTCTTATCGCAAACTTTCTTGAAACTGTTCCAACGGGTGATTTTGACCGCGTTGTCATGAACCCGCCATTTTACGGCAAGCACTACGCAAAGCACGTTGAGCACGCTCTCAAATTCCTGAAAAAAGGCGGCACTTTAACCGCTGTTCTGCCAATTACGGCACGTTATGACCACGGCCTTTTAGACGGTAGCTGGCGAGATTTGCCCGTTGGCTCATTCTCCGAAAGCAACACAAACGTAAACACCACTATTTTAACAATCAGAAAGTAAGCCCATGACTGACTTTAAAACAATCCGCACGAACCTAAATGCATCACTTCAAGACATCGGCACTGCAACTGGGGTAGGGAAGCAATACGTCCACGACATCGAAACCGGAAAGCGGCCAATGTCGGACAAATTCAAGGGTAATCTTCTTTTGTGGCTGAAAACAAAGCAGAAAATAATTCAGAAAATAATCAAATTAATTGAAAAAAGTGCTTGACAGATCGTAAGGCCATGATATACTCAACTTATCAACCAAGGAGAGAAACAATGTTTAATACTGATGATTTCAAAGCTGCCCTTACTCAACTAAAATCCGCAGAAGGCCGTGATGAAGCCGTAAAATGGTTTCTGTTAAACGTCGAGCTGGTCGAAGAAGCTTTGGAAATCGCGGGAGAGGGGTCGCCTTTGAAAGCCAGCATCGCCAAATGCGAAGCTATTGCGCGTGGTGAGTTCTAATGCCTGAATTAATCCACCTCACCATCGCCACGCTGTTTATCGTATTCTTCGGTGCAGCAATCTATTACAGCTTGAAAGGATAATAAAATGCTTAAGCTGAGCAAGGACGCCGTAATGGGCCGTCTTAATATCGAAACTTTTGAACAAACATCACTTGCAAACGCTTTATCAAGACTTCCAAAAATTGGCGACGGAAAAGGTGTTTGGTTGGCAGGTGGGTCGGTACGCAGGACGTTTGAAGGCCAAAAGCTTGATAGTGATTTTGACTTTTTCTTTCGTGATGAAAAATCCATGGACGATTTTATCAAAAAACTTGAAGGTCGCGGCGCAAACCTTTTGAAGGAAAACGATAAGAATAAGATGTTCATTTTACCGTCAGAGGTTGAGGAGCATGAGATAGAGGGTTTTGACGGAAAATATATACCGGAACTTAAAATCCAGTGTATCAATTTTGAGTTCTTCCCAGACATTCAGGCAGTTATCGACAGCTTTGATTTTACAATATGCATGTTTGCATTTGACGGTACAGATTTTTTTATTGGCGACTTCTCGCTATGGGATCTATCGAAAAAAAGGCTGGTGATTAATAAGATTTCCTATGCAGTTTCCTCAATGCGTAGGCTTATCAAATACACTAACCAAGGCTTTACGGCTTGCGGTGGATGCTTGACACAACTACTTAGCGAAGTCGCGGCCAACCCTGCTATTATCAATTCTGACATTCTTTATATTGATTAGGAGGCGCAATGACCCGAAAAACCTACCTCAAAGGCTTATACGACGCCTTATCAGAACTGGAAGGCAAAGAAGACTGCAAAACAGCCGCCCAGATTATCAGAACGCTTATCATGAAGCAAGAAAGGAAACGCAGATGACTGAAATATTGGGATATGATCTCGTTCAAACCTGTGGCGCATGCCCAGAGCAATACGATGTATATAAGGACGGCGAGCAAGTTGGTTATTTGAGATTAAGACATGGGTATTTTTATGCTCAGTACCCATATACAGGAGGTGAAACGGTATTTGAAACAAGTCAATGTAATGGAGACGGAATATTTGAAGAAGAAGAGCGAGACTATTTTTTAACAAAGGCAATTATAGCAATTCATGAAAGGATCATGATAAAATGAGCCAAATAAATACATTGCGCGTTCTGGCTGTCATTATTCTTGGTACACTGGTTTTACAGGGTTGCCATCCAAAAAGATATTGTATGCTGGATAAAGAAGAATGGTACTGCCTAACATCTACATGGGATGGAAAAACAATTCCTTATCAAGGCGAATGCTTAACGTATCACAAGAAGGAGCGTAAAAATGACTAAGTTTTATCTATCAATTATAGCCCTAAGCTGGCTATTTATCGCTGTTACAGCCCCATACACATACGAAAGCGTCCGTCACCATATTGCCGAAGAAGTGACCACTTGGCCGGAAGCACAAGCCTCATACAGCGTCAAAGAGCGTGACCAGATTGAAAACGTGCTGGCCGTAGCAATGCCACCGATGAAAGGAATAACAGAATGAACGAAGAACAGTATCGTGAGGAAGAATACCAACGTCAACAGTATGAAGCCATGCAGGATGAGCATGACCATTATGAACGAGAGGCGATGATTGACCATTATTGTCAGGAATTTGGTCTTGTTCGCATCAAAGTGGCTGATACATTGGCCGAGGCTTTAAGGTCACTTGAAGATTATGCAGGCACAGTTGCACCAGACGGAAGTTATTGGGATGAAATTTGGCCGGAACATCAACAAGCCCTAACCGAATACGAGGCATCCAAATGATCGAAAAATTGAAAGAATTGGCTATGATAGCTTTTTTTATTCTCATGACAGGAATCTGTATTTATTCTGGATATCTGGCATGGATGGGGGTTGAGGTATGACTGACGCTGAAACAATATTGACAACAAGCCTCGGCAGACGCTAATCTATGGTTACTGGTGGGGATACCCCGTAAGTGAAGCAACGCCGACACGGAGCTTTAGCCAGATTAACCTCTTGTCGGAGAACATAAATGTCGCGTGAAATCCCCCTTTCAAAGGGCTTTGTTACAATTGTAGATACAAAAGACTTCGACCGAATCTCTAAATTCAAATGGCATTACCTCAAAACGGGATATGCCAGCAGAACCCAACATCATCACATGGATGAAAATGGGAAGCGTGTAAGGAGTCATATTTTGATGCACCGTTTCATAATGGGCATCACGGACAAGTCTCAAATTGTTGACCACATAAATGGAAACCCACTTGATAACAGAAAATGTAATCTTCGTGTGTGCAATAAGTCTGAAAACAGCCAGAACGCCCGTAAGAAGGCTGGCAACCGAAACTTTACAAGTCTATATAAAGGTGTTTCCAAAGTATCCCCAGATAAATGGGTGGTGCTTATAAAGCCTAGTAAATTAGAGAAGAGTAAATATATCGGCACATATTATTCTGAAATTGCGGCTGCAAAAGGCTACAATGCAGCAGCATTGAAGTATCATGGCAAATTCGCATATCTAAACGATATTCCCGTATGAGGATTGAGGAGGCAAAGCAAATTCCTATAAGTGAGGTTGCAGAGCATTTTGGAGCTGTCCTTTTCAGGGAAAACGCCAAAGATATAGTCTATTTCAGCCCTTTTAGGAGTGAGAAAACCCCATCATTTTACGTCCGCAAGCGTCTGAATGTTTACAAAGACCATGGCTACCACCGTCCACAAGGCGACACAATCGACCTTGTAATCGACTTCCACGATATGCAACGGAACGACCCAGAGGCAACCAAATTCGCCTTGAATTATTTGGAGCGTTTCAGTAGCCTTCCCCGTATAACCCCCGCAAAGCAGGAAATCCGTGTGACCTATTCCGAAGTTTATAAGATCAAGAGCCTGTCAGAGCGCATTACAAAGCGCACTTTACGGGAGGAAATCGACAATCGCCGTGTAGGAAAGGACTTGGTTGAAAGGTATGTCAAACAGGCTGCAATCGAATATAACGGCATGAAATTCGATACCTTCGCTTTTGAAAACGATAAAGGGGGCCACGAGATAAACAACCGCCGCCGCGATCATTCCAGCTTTAAAACCTGTATTGGCCCGAAGGCAATCACGACATTTCCAGCCCACCCGGAAGCAACGGACGTGACCGCTTTTGTTTTTACTGGCTTTTGGGATTATTTGACCTGGCTAAACATGAACGGCCTGCCAAAGCCGAATGAGGAATATATTATCACGAATAGCGATAGCATGATTGGTGAAGCTGGGGCTTACATTGTATTAAAAAAGGCCCAAATTGCCCGTGTACTGACTTTTACAGACCACGACGAGTCAAGATCAGGTGAAAGAACAATGCACGCCCTCGCCGATATTCTCGAGGCGGAAGACGTGCATTTTGGATCAATGGATCACCTTTACGACGGTCACAAGGATTTGAGCGCGGCGAATATGAATAACAGATCAGCTTTGCAATCTGCCTATCGTGTGTCAGGCCCTACTTTGCGTCCACGCTATTAACGTACATCGGATTCTTGTCGTAGCGGCCTTTTAGCTTGTCCATATCCCAATAATTCCATTTTTGAACCATTCCTGCGGGTTTTTGATCCACGAATGTGAAAATATTGTCAGATGACCCTCTTCTCACCTCGTCTGGTGTAGCAAGCATCCGCTGTTTAGGGTCGGACTTATCCTCACCGATGATATTTTTATCATAAACAACGTAAGTCGAGCCGCCGATCATGTCAGAGACATATTTAGCCGTTGCATTATCCCCGATCCCGAAAAAGTGCTTAACTGCGGCATTACCAAGGAACGTTTGCCAAGACTTATCGTAAATCTCTTGTAGTTGAGAAATCGTTTGAAAGATAGGCCAGAGGGTTATATTATATCCAGCCCCCACAGCCATAAAGCTACTAATGTCTGGGCCAAGGTTTCCGATAGCTGCAAATTCATCTAGGACAAAAGTCACCCGATGCCCTTTATTTCTAATAACTGCCCGAAGCGCGGAGGAAACAACCAGACGAAGCCACTTCCCTTGTGAAGCCAACCTATCTGGTGGAATCACCACATACAGAGTTGTTTTCTTTTTGCTTAGGTTTTTTACTTCAAAAGATGATTTTTCAATAGACTTTTGTAATGCCGGAGATTTGAGGAAATCTGTATGCGATTGGGCCGTACTCATCACTGCGCCAAAAGTATTGCCAGCATTAATTTTTAGGGAAACTATCTCATTAGCGATCAGACTAATAAATTCAACATTTGATTGCGTCATATCAAAGAGTAAGTCAGCAAAATCATCTTCTGACAATCTCAGAAACCGCCAAACGTTTGTGAGAGAGTGAAAGTCGCTATATTTTGCATAGATTTCAAGATCGTTATTCGCCGCCTCAATACAGAAAGCGATCATGGCGGCTATTATTGATCTTGCCCTGTCATCCCAATAAGGGTCTTTGCCGCTTTTATTTTCAGGCACAATCATGTTCGCCATCATTGTAGCATCGTCAATTAAGGATTCTGTGTCATTTGCCGAAAATATATCTAGTGGATTGAATGTTGCTGTCGTCTGTCCATTGACAACTCCCCACGGGTCTAAAACCTGAACGTCGTTCCCTATGCTCTTCTGATAACTTGCAGTAACAGATGCGCCCTCACCCTTTGGGTCAATGACGAGCCACGACCCATCATAATCACTAGCTCCCAGAAGATTCGGAAATATTAAATTGGTAGCCTTCCCTGAACGAGTTCCAGCCACGGAAATTAGGTGTCCCATTTTACTGTAAACATATCCTGCGCCAATGTAGATGCCTTTCCCTCCCACATATTCACTGAAATCCTTTTTATCAGCCCACTTAGCGGAACCAAACATATTTGCCTTCGACCGCATGGCGTAAATCTTTCCTCGCCATATATTAAAATTCCGCATTACAAGGAATGTGATAATGCTATTTGGAATCAGGTAAAACACAAGGATCTGATAAAGTAATGACGGGCCTCCATAATCACCACCACTCATGACCGCTATAAAGAAAATCAACGCGGCTCCCAAAATAATCAGCCATGTAACAGCGGCAAAAACGAACATTGCCTTTCTGGCAAACGGGTGTAAAGGTTCGAGAGACGGGGGTAGGTCTTCATCTTGCAGTTTACGATAGTACGCCCTGATGTAGCCCCATAAAGCGCCGCCCAGTGTGATGGGTGTAAGGAATATGCCAATGAGAAATAAGGATTTTTTGATCTTTCTTTCGGGGTCCTGCTTAGGCTTAAACAATACTTCGTAATCATTGTCTGGATAATTCATAACTGAGAGAGGTTTGGTGAAATTCTAATGTATTAAAATAAGATTAAAATTATATGTAACCGGTTGGAAATTATTTTGTTATGGATGGGTAGGGGCTTGATCTATGTGCCTTTAAATGGTATATAGCAAGACGTGTTCTATGTGCTTCAAAACTCCGTTATTGACTCACCTAGAACCATCTTGTAAGGAGACGTTACACTCTCCCTTAACCCTCACGTTGCAAACCATGGCCCGACCAAAATCACTCAGCAAGCGAACCAAAAGGGTTCCCACAATGTATGCGCCGGAAGAGCTGGTGCTGCTCAAATTGAACGCGAGAAGCGCCCGGATGCGGGTTGCTGACTTCACGCGGTTTAGTACAATTGGAGCGAAACCTGAGCAAGTGTTGCCGACCGAAAAGGATGAGGCTCAAATACGAGCAATGGCGAACATCCAATTTATAAGGAAAGCCTTAGAGCAGTTGAAGCAAAGTGTGTCTGATGGTGCCTTGCAGGAATTTACAGAAGCTGCAAAAGTCGCAATTGAAAACTTCAATAAGGTGGTAAAATGATTATCCGTGGCGCATCCCGTGGTAACGGCAAGCAGCTTGCCATTTACCTGCAAACCCCTGCGGAGAATGAACGCGTTGAATTCTTCGGTGGCTGGGGAACCTCTGATCCGAATGACCTCACGGCATCCATTATCGAGATGGACAGACTTGCCGCTCTGACTAAGGGAAGCAAATCTGTTTATCATGCGATCATTAGCCCGGACAAGGATGAAAGTCACAAGATGACACCTGAGCAATGGTTTCGATCCATTCAGACGTTGGGTGAGGAGCAAGGTTTACAGGGCCAGCCTTGGGCGGCTGAGAAGCACTTGAAGGATGGCAAGTGGCACCTTCACGCGGTTTATCAAAGGTATGACGTCGAGCGAGGAATATTTCGATCTGACAGCCATTCTTACAAGGGAAATGATCGCGCCAGGGCTTCGCTAGAAATAGAGTTCGGACACACGAGAACGCCACAGCGAAATCTCAACCGTCCAATTTTGACCAAAAACGTGATCCACGCTTGGCAGAATTCAAAGACCGGGCCGGAGTTTATAGATCGTACCAAGGAATATGGGTATACTATTGCATCCAGTACGACCCGCCGACCGTTCATGATCATTGACGAAAATGGACGCAGCTTCGATTTGCTCAAAAAGCTTCGCGACAAGCCAAACAAGTTTTCTGTCCGCACCGCTCAGATGAAAGACCGAATGAAGGACATTGAATTGCCATCGGATAAATCAGTTATTAGAAACATTCGCACCCATCAGAAAGCAAGAGCCGCCGAGGAAAACAAGGAATTGTTTGAAGATTTAGATCAAAAACGAGAGGCTTTCCGAAAAAAGATGACCCAGCGCCACGATCGCGACCGTGGACGTTGACTAATTGCTGATTTCGATCTATAATAATCGGACTGGTGGGAGTTGCTGCCCCGCAAGCTGAACGTTGCCAACTCAACGGTAGGGCCAGCCTTATTAACTAGTTGGAGTACGGTCATTGACCCACAAAATCATTTTACGTTGCAGTGCAGAAGTTTTAGTCGATCAGGATATTGCCGAAAAGTACGGACACTATACTTGGAAGAAAGACAAAGACGGATACCCAATCCGTAGCACTTCGAAATATTGCAGAGAAACAAAAAAGAAAATTTCTCAAAAAATCCCTCTTCACAGACTGGTTATGGAAGCGGCATTTGGAAGCATCGTAGATCACAAGTTTGGTAATTTACTAGATGCACGCCGTGAGAGCCTGAGGTTTATTTCCCAATCAGGAAACAATGCAAATATCAGAAAACCAAAAGATCGTGACATCCCATATAAGGGAGTATTTAGAAATAAAAGAACAAAAAAATACGAGGTTCACGTTGGATTTGCCGGAAAGCCGATTTATCTCGGACTTTATGAAACCGTCGAGCAGGCTGCAAAAGTTTATAATAGATATGCCTTTATGTTTTATGGTGAGGAGGCTGGACTCAACCATATAAAATAG